ACGCTAATCGGCCCTACATAGATGTTCTGACCGAGCGGGCGCGCGTCGGGAACGGATTGAATGTCGGGAACGCCCTTGACGAGGTCTTGCGGCTGCCGTGGCTCCCAGACTCTCTCGTCAACGATCAGGTTGTTCCACTGTATGCGAGTGCGTTCGGCGCGCTGCGGAAAGCCAGTGCGATCATCGGTGCGATAGAATGAGCCCATACGATATTTTAATTTTCGTCCCACCCACTACATCTCCCACATGCCAATTAAAATGGCGCGCTCATTTGTCCACCCATACCTAAGTCTATTGGCAATTCTGCTGCGAGGGATTCTCGAAAATTCACTCCACTCAGCTAGCGTCTTTTCCACCCCAAAAACCTTTATGCGGCGATTTGTGCTGGTGTTTCGCATTTGCTCTTTTTGAGTCGCCCAGCGGCAATTTGACGGCTCGTAGTTGCCGTCATTATTTATGCGATCCAGCGACATTCCATCTGGACGTGGACCCATATCTTTGAAGAAATTATCGTATATTTTCCAGCGCTCACACACGGAAATTCCGCGAGCGCCATATCTCTTATAGGCTTGGTTATTAGGGTTATTGCAGCGATCAATCATGAGCTGCCAAGCAATATATTGAAGTGTTTTGGATTGGCCATGCGTCGTGGCCGCGAGTGCGGCATATTTCGCGCGACGCCGCTTTCCCTCGCATCCACACGAAATAATGTGGCCCGTGCGAAGTCGACTCGCCTCTACTAATTTCTCTGTCCCACAGTCACAGCGACACACCCAAGCCCGACGACGACCTGTCTGCGGTGCAAGTCTTAAAACAGTGAAAAGACCGTGCTTATCGCCTTCTCGCAGATTAATGGCCGCAACCATCGCGCCCTCATTTTAAGAAATGAGCACCATCGTAGCACGATTGGAGCTTGCGGCCCATTGGTTTGCGGCCCCTAGCTCTGCGGTATTCCCTTTGAGCCCCGCATAAAAACGGTGTAACTCGATCCCGCCGCCGCGCCGACCGTCGTAAACTTGATCTTGCCGGTCGCGCCAGCGATCAGTGCGCCGGTTGAGCCAACCGCAGCGAGCCCGCCAAACTGCCGATAGTGAAGCTTCCCGAAGCCGCCGAGCACGGTCGCTATCACAGACGTTGTGGCATCCCAAATGATCTCAAGCCCCATGCCTTTGATGTCGTACTCAATCTCGGTGATCTTGATGTGCGCGAGAGGGTAAAAGGTCTGTCCATAGAGTGCAACGCCGAGCGGCCCCGAGGCCGAGCCATCGACCTTCACGACACCGGACTCGCCAGTGCCGTCACTTTCGTTGGTGAAGACGTATCCCCAGTTGCGGGGGCCGTTCGCGATTAGCTGGGAGTTTACAGCATCCGCCATCGGTTGTTTCCTTTCCGGTGGCTAGAGCTGCGGCTGCCCGAAGAGTCCTGTGGTCGGATTGGTCTGGATAGAGCCGATAGTCGGTGCCACCGCCATGATGAGACGTTTCGTTCCGTCGGATGCCGATTGCACCGCATAGGTGCCGCGGACATCGCCAGTGGCGTTAGTCGCCGGCGTGGTCACGTCTGCGGTCACAAAGCCGGTGTTTGCCGTGATGAGCGCGCTGTTCCAATTGATGTCGACGTCACCGTAATAGGTGGCGAGGATGCCGAAGCCGTAAATGTCCGCAGTGCCAACCGAGTAGTTGTGGGCGTCGGTAAAATTCGGCGTCACGGATAGGACCGCCTTGTATGTCTTGAGCGTATTGACCGTGTTTGCGCCGGCCGCAACCGTGACCAGCTGCGTCAACGGATAGCCGTAGATATCGAGTCCTGCGACGGTGAATGTGCCGCCCGCTCCGCTCCCGACGCCAGAGATCGAAACGCCGCGGCCAACATAGGTGCCGCGATTGTAAAACCCGGTCTGGAAGTTTCCGCCCGAGCCGAAGGCGTGAACCGACGGCAGACCATCAATCACAACGCCGGAAGCCTGGCTGAGCCCGGTTGGCAGGAAGAACGCCGGGGCCGAAGCGGAGAGGACGGTAATGCCGGCACCGCTCGCACTGACTAGCGTCATCGCCGTGCCGCTCACGACGTGAGCAAGCGCCGCAATGTTCGCCGTGGCGATCGCACTCGGCACGTAGCTGGCGACGACGGGTTTCGCGGCACCGTACCAGCCGATAATGCCCGGCTGAGTGGTTGAGGAACCGCGCGAGTTGTACGCCAGCCGATGATCCTGGAGCCCGGAAGCGAGGAAGTCGAGACTCGGTGCAGCGTTGAGCGGGAAGCCCGCATTGCCCACATTGCTCGACCGCGCCAGCGCCCGATGCAACGGTGCCCAAATCGTAGAAACACCACCCATGACAGTCTCTCCTTCTCGCTACGCCCAAGCGCACAATGCGCAAGCGGACCCGGTAGAGGTTACAAGCCTAAAGGTCAGAACCCGGGCGTGCCAAAATATTGGCGGGGGTCGGTTATTCCACAGGAAAATCTCATGTACTGAGCGGCCTTTGCGTTTTTTGTGTCGAACTCGTTGTCAGTGTCAAACATAGGCTTATCACGCCACATAAACCGCGCACCGTAAGGCGCGTTGGTGCGGATGAACCAGGCGGTGGCCGAGGTCAGATAGTGATTGACCGCGATCCCCTTCGGGAACATCCCCGTCGCCTTGATGACGTTGATGGCGTTGGTCGACGTGTCGTTCTGCAGTACCGAATGGATGATGCGGTTGGCGTCGAACCAGTTCTGCGGAGCGATGCCGAGCATCTGCGGAATCAACGCGATCTTGTTGCCGCGGTAGTCGACGGCCTGCATGACCTGGACCGCGAGATCCTCGATTGCGGTTTCCGACAAGTCGGCCGACGTAGTGAGCAGATTGGACTGGTTCCCAACGAGTGACGGGTGGCTTGCGGAAATCGCCGCGGCGCCGTCACCGATCGGATAACTTGCGTTGAACGCCTGATTGAAGACGTTGGCCCCGATGATCTCCTCGGTCTGCCGGCCGGCGAACGCGAGCATGGCAGCGCGGCGCTTGGACACCACATCATAGAGATCGTCGCGCAATTCCTCGAAGGTGACGATATACCCACCGGCATAGGCGATGTGGGTGTAGCGCGTGATCGAACCCTGGACTTCGGAGTCGTAGTTGAGCGCCGCGCCCTGATCCTTCTCCCGCAGAACGCCGAAGCCGGAAATCTCGACGTCCTCTTCGTATGCCTTGTCCGAAGTCTCGACGTCGAACCATTCCGGATATTCTTGGGGGTGCTCGGCGTATTGTCGGCCCCACCACGTTTTCACACCCGGCCAAAGTGCTTTCGGATGTGCGCCTGTAGTAATGACGCCGCCGATGGTTGCCATATTCGTGTTCTCCTATTGCATCAGCGGCTTTAGAGGCCGGCGGTGCCCTGTTGCAGGGCCGACAGGTTGAGCATGACGTTCCAGCGGGCGTAGTTGCCGATGGCGTTGTCTGGCCCGCGGGTAAGGCCGAGAACCTTGACCTGATAGGTGGCATTGCCCGAGCCGACGCTGGAGCTTTGCAGCATCCAGCTTGACAGGCCGGTATTGATCGAGCCGCCCGCACCTGCGACGAGGTTGCCGTTGGAGTAGCCGCCATTCGCGATGGCGATGGCGCCCCCGACCGAGTCCTCTTGGATCGAGTACATGACGTCGGGATCGTCACAGAGAAAGCCATACCCGGCCACGGACGCAGCGTGGTAAATCGGCGAGCTTTGCAGAAGCGTGCTGCCAGACCCAGCCGGCCCGTTGGTGGGACCGAGGAATGAGCCGCCGATGATGTTTGTGGCGCCAGCGGTCGCGATGCCAAAGCCGGGGACGCCCCAAGCGTCTGTCGTACCCAGCGGGATCAGCGGGTCGCCGAGATAAATGGCGCCCTGCGATGAGGGAATGTAGATGAGCTTGCCCTGGCCGGACCAGGTTGTGCCGTTGAGATTGAGCGGCTTAAGCCCAAATGCAGCGTTATTATTGGCCACGGTAGCCTCCAAGGGTTGCGACAATCAGCGCGGAGGCGCCTAGCGCCTCACGCTTGCCTGTGCTGCCTTGGATGCCTTGGAGACTTAGCCCTTGGTGATGTGGATGGGGTCCATGCCCCTTGCATCATGTGGGCTGTAGAATTTGCCTGCGTCGGATGCTTGGGCCTGACCTGGTTGCGCGGCGGCGGGGCGCTTTTTGATCCCCTCGACTCTGTCCTGCGCGACCTTGTGCCTAGCGTCCATTTCCTCTTTCCAGAACACTTCCGGGAGGTCCATCGCGTAAGCTTCAAGACCTTTGCCGTCGCGTCCGCTGCCTACGACGCGATGGAACGGCTTACCGTCCCGAGGGTTTATCCGATGAGCCCACCCCGACGCTAGTGCCTCGTCGATTCGGCCAGCAACATCGTTAAACCAGTGTGTATGATAGCCTGCGCGTTTTGGTAACGCAAGCTTCTGCGAAAGATCGCCCCATTCCTTTCGATTGCGTTCGCGGATGGCGCCGACACGGGCAATAGCCTGCTCAAGCGTCTCGCTTTCCTGTTGCGCAGCACCGGGCACCAATTCATGATCGACGCTCACGCCAGCAGCAACCTCATGCGCCGGCTCAGCGGCAGCTTTGGAGGCATTTGATGGACGACCCGGCTTGCGCTTTTCTGGAGCACTGGCTTCGGTCGACGGATCGTAAAACGACTCTGGCTTATCGGCCATTCGGCTGGCTCCTCGGCTTCTGCTGCAGTGCCAGCACGTCGCTGTGCGGGTCTTCGTAAACCGCCATGTATTCGGCTTCGGTATAGTCCGGCATTTGGCGTTTCGCCCGGGTGAAGGCTGCGCGTGCATCGGCCCGATCAGTCGGGTCAGTAATCGCGTTGATGGTGGTTGGCCGGGCACCGGGGCGCGTGGCAGCGGGTTCGGCAGTGGGTTGGGCGACCGCCGCGGCACGGCGCGCGGGGCGCGGGGCCGCGGCTACCGGCTCTCGCGCTGGGGCACCGAATCGTTCCGGATATTTGGCTACCACGCGGCTCTTTGCCTCCTCTAGCAATTCCCGATCAAGGGCCGGATCCGCATTCAGAGCGTCTTGGGTCGCGTTGTTCTCGCGGAGCACTTCCTGATGGAAGCCGACCATCGTGTCGGACAGAAGCTTGTCCGTATCGAACCATGAGTTCTCACGGATGAAAGCCTGCACCGTTGGCGTCAGCGCCGGTGCCGCCGGAGTAGTCGGACGAGCCTGCGGTTCCGCAGTGGCGGCGGCCGGGGGCCGGGAATCCTGCAAAGCCTCGGCCTGCTCGACAAGCTGGTCGTAAGCCTTGGTGTCGCCGACCTCAACTGCCTGCCGCTGCTTGGAACGGATTTCCGCCATGGCGCGATCATAGCCGGCCTGATTCTGCCGCTGGCCCATGTCGCGAAGGTCTTTGATGATTTGAAGTTGCTCCTGAGCAGTCACCCGGAGTCCGGAAATCTCGCCTTCCAGCTTGCCGACACGCTCTGTCAACCGGCGGTTCTGGTCCCGAACGATCGGTAGGATATTCTCGCCGCGTTCAATGAAATCCTTGGCCGGTTGCCAGCGTCCAGGAGGGCCGCGGTACTCCGCCAGCGGCTTCCAGCCCATTTCGCGGGCGCGGGTTTCAATAGCTGCCTCGGCAGGATTGGGGTCATCTGGGGGCAGTTCGGCATCGTCAAGCGGCGGAGTTTCCTCTACCGGAAGGCTGCTCTCGACTGTGGTCCCTTGCGCCATCAGTTGTCCCTTATTTTCTTCATGGTTCCGTCACCGTTTAAGATCGCAGGGACTGGCGCGCCGGAAAATTCAATGACCTCTGACGCCTCCGGCTCATAAGTCGCGCCGATGCAGCCGTAGTCCATGATCCGGTAAATCTTGCCGTCGCGGCCTTTGACCTGCTTGCCGGCGTATTTCTCGATATAGACGCGGTCGCCCGGCTGAGGTTTTACGCCGCTCCACGGCGTCATGTCCTCGTTGAGGAGGAAAGCACCGGGAGAGACGGCGACAAGCACACCAGTCTCGCAACCGGCATTCATGCGCTCGCGGTAATCAATCGGAAGTTCGATGCCGCTGTCGCGGACCTCGGCGACCTCATCCATGAGGACGAGGACGGTCTTGCCGACCACTCGCACCCCACCGGTGTCTTTGCCGTCCCACCGTGCGGGGACGTATTCAGCCTGAAGGCCCTGAACCAGCTTGGTGAGCGTTTCCGTCATCGATACCTGCGGTGTCTTCTTGCCTGTAGAATCCCCGAATATCATCAAGCGAGAGGTTTTGCAATTCCCGCAGGGTCGAAAGACGCCCGCGAATCACTTCGAGGCTGACCAAATTGCCGGCCTCCACCAAGTCAGCCGCGGCAGTCCGGAAGGCTTCGACTTGGTCCCCCAAGTACCTAAGATAGGCCGCCATTAGCGGATGATGGCGGAATTGCTGGAACTCTTGCTCTGATAGCTCGAGCAATAGCGATTCGTGC